CAAATAGCGTTTTTATTCAATTATCGGTCTCACTTCTTCGTTTTCTTATAATCGACATGAAATATTGCATATTTCGACATTTTTCTACACAAACAGTCAAATATGGTGTATTATATAGTAGAAGAGTAAGGTAAGAGTTACTCTTTGCCATTTTAGGAAAAGGCCTGCTATTTATAGCGGGTCCTTTTTGTTAAACTACAACTAAAATAACCTTTTTATTCAAGTTGATGACCATACTAATTGGACGCATTTACCAGTATTTTTACCAATAAATTCATGATATGGTTAATTAGTCGAGTACGTCATTACTTGACATTTACCCTTAGAAGCCCCGTAGATAAACGGGGTTTCTTTTATTTAAATTATAATTTCTTTAAAAACTTTTTACCTTTTAACTGGACAAGCATATGTTATTGTATGGAGGCATCCATTCATAGAAATCTACCTTTCTTGTTAAAGAGCATACTTACATGTGTGCTCTTTTTTGTTTGCTATGAAATAACGATTTTGTTTAATTTCTAACTTTTATCACATTAGTTTTAAATGCTTCACCCTTACGGTTAAAAGATACAATATTCATACCATGATAATCTCTGTGCCACCGGAAAGTTGGATCTAATCTATTATTAAACTCTCCATCAAACTTTCGTATATTTGTCTATTTCTTGTATGTCTCATCCGTTCCATTCCCCTCCATATCTTTTATCACTAAGTGTAAATATTAAGTTGTAAATTTAATTTACTTAGTGCTATAATTCGAGAGATCGATAGTTACATTCACTGATCAACCTCATGTAATTTTAATAAAAGTTCTCGAGATTCAGCCCCTAACAGCGCACCGTTAGGGGCTGAATTCTTTCCAAATAAAGATTTTATTTAATTCCCATTCATCTTTTAGATTTCTTTGAATACATTAATATCATAAGAAATTCAATATGGTGCTCTGGTCCAGTTACCTTGAATTTCTTGCAGACCTTGAGAGAAGAATCCGTTTATAGCAAACGGGTTCTTTTATTTTTGGTCATACAATAAGAATTTTGTTTTAATACTCTACGCAATCCTCACACCAATACAAAATTTTGTTTTTATAACTCCAATCATTTATGCCTCGGATCTGGTTTATATTTAATTTCTTGTCACATAAGTAACAAGTTTTAACTTTTGTTTTTCTCCATCTTTGTTTCTTCATCGCCGCTCCTCTTTTCTTATTCGAATAACTATTTTATTATGATTTTAAGTATCCAATTTCCCTCTGTCGGATTAATAAATCCCTTTTTTATAATTAGACACGGCTTTATTCACTTTTCTTGTAATAGTAATATCTTCATAGAAATTCATATCTTTATATTGTCTTGGATTCGGATTGTCTAATTCATCAGATTGACACCCTTCGCGATTTAAATGATGTTGAAACCTTTCTTCTGGGCACCACTTCAATCCGCCCCACGAAATCCACTTGCTATCATCCAGTTGTTCTTCCCAAGCTTTATATGAATTACCAAACATCATTACATGATTTTCCGCAAATTGAACTCGTACGATTTTATCCTTTTGTTTTCTAGCCATTTCTCATTCCCCCAATTTATTTTCAAATAACGCTTTTGTTTAGTTTTCTTTTAATTCCCTGCCACACATAGGACAGAAATTTATTCTTTCTCCAAATAAAGAAAACTTAACGTTTCTACTCTAAATAATTACAACTGTTTATAGAGACGTAATAATCGCCTTTACCGTTTTGCATCAGTGGCTTTCGTTTATACGAATTTCCAGTACAATACTCACATTGTTCCATCCCTTATCCCTCACTTTTGTACAAAATTCAAATTTGAAAATACTTTGGTTTAGCGCCGCGCACTGTAGCAGCACGCGGTAAAAAGTTTCTAGCAATATATAAAGCTTCATCTGCGTCTTTTGCATTTATATCTACATTTAATGTTCCTTGCATTGGTGGTATTTCATAAGTGATAACAAACTTATACATATCAATAACCGCTTTCCTGGCGATCAAAATTTTCTTTATTCTTTTCTTTATACGCCCGTACAATATCCTCATAGGTATATCCGTACAAATAGCAAAGACGGAAGAAAATACCGAAAGCCTTATGTAAATGTGTTAGAGTTACATTTAAGTCCCTATATTGGCACCATGCACGCTTTGCAGTTAAAATATCCTGCATATACCATTCAAACAACATGTTCACATTTAATATGTTTTTCTTCATAATGTACTGCTCACAAAACGTTGATGCGATTCTTCGTTTTAATGTATAACGATCTAATTCAATTACAATGTTCATAAGGAAATGGAACCCATCAACTAATTCCACTAATAAGCCATCTTTGGGAGTCCCAAACCCTACACTCCACATTTTGAATGCCCTTGTTTCATTCCAAGCCTCACCTATCTCCACCATCAACGCACGGAACAACATGTCTAATTTGTCATTACCTTTATAACCAATACGCTTATCAAGTGCCCTTTGCATTTCCATTAATTCACTAATATCAAATGTTTGGCCCGTCTCTTCTTTAGTAATGATATGCAAGTTAAATGTATGTCTCATTGTGCATTTACTCCTTTACGAAAATCTTTAATAATAGTTCCATCTTCATTAAAGTAAACAATTTCCCAATGGGGATTGAATCTGAATTTATAAGGGTTATCATCCAATACAATGAACAAATCATTTTTACAATTCCCGACGATCGTCCCTAATCTCCCCTGTGCTTCGACACGCATACCACGTTTTGCAAAGGGAATTCTTCTTTGGTTACACATTTTTCGAAATGGTACTTCTTTTCCAAACAGTGTAGTTATATCGACTATTCCTAAATACTTACAAGTAATGAATCTTTCAAACTGTTCATATGGCATATCTATAAAATGTTGTTTCTTAAATTGTTTGTAATAGTGGTATTTTGCTTTTTCTTCACTTTCCTTAACAACAATATGATCACATCTCCACTGCGGAAAGACTGTTGAAATATGATACTTGTATGTAGGGCTGTTCATCGGTTTCCCTCCTGTTCAGCAAAGGAAACTTTTGACCAATCCATTTCCGGTACCTCTTCTGAGTTATCCACTTCTAAAGGTATTTCTAATAAGAATCGCGCCGTTTTATTACAATTAGTGCATTTCACATGAATTGCTTTTTCTTCTGCATTTACCATAATCCCACCAATACCATTATCTTCCGTCGCAATGATTGGCAACACAGTTGTAACTGGGGCTTCATTTTCAAATTCTTTTTCAACCAAACTAGCCAGTACATTCATTCCACATGAACATTTAATTTCAAACTTCATATTATTTATCCCCTTTAGCTGTTTTATAGTTGTCACTATCAATAAGACCGTCAATTCTAGCTCGTCCAATTCCCACAATTGACGGTCTTTAAGTCTGTAGCACTTCGAATCTATTAACCGATTTATCATTTTTTGTTTCTGCAATTGCTTGGTTCACCTGCTGCCTTACCTGTTTTACTTTTGAATCTTATTGAATACCCTAATTGCTATAGCTGTTATAAGACTGAATATTACAAAAACAATTAATGTATCCTTATCCATGATGGATTAACCTGCCATGTCTTCCGCGAAAAATATGATTTCTAGCTCTTTAGGATCTATCGGAAAACTTTCATCTGAATTGTTTACTAATACTGTTACAAGACCGGTTTCGGTATCTTGGTGCTGTACAGTTAGAACCGCCTTATCATTACTTACAAAATCACACGAATGAAATTCATTATTTTTTCTACCTTTAGCAGCAAATACTCTGCGACGCTCTTCCCGATACTGTTCGTCTTCCGTTGCTTTACGACACTGATCAGCAAATTGCCATCCTTTATCCCCTACGTTTATAACCAATTCATTGCCCCAAGTACCTAACACTTTGATACGACCGTTTTGAGGATTGATATCAATACCTTGCACCTCTGCATACGTTGTGTAATCTTCACCTTCAAACACTACCCATTCACCCACTTCAAATGGCGTTTTGATAAATTGTGGTACCTTTACAATCGCTACAGCAATTTTCATATTTTGTTCCTCCATATATCAATTTGGTATTCCACTACATATTGCGGTTTAAATCCGCTATCCAAGTAAATCCTTAATGGTTGCGGTTCTTGCGATTCCCTTGCCGCACAGCAAATCTCCTCTGCGGTATCCCAAGCGAAATGCTTGTCCTCGCTTCTTCTATAGCGCCATATCGCTGTTGCATAATCCATATACATATCAAAGTGATTATCTTGTTTTGTAGAGCGCGGCAGCTCGTCCGCGCTCCAGACATCGCAAGGAATGATTGCCAAGACATCTGCGAAGCTCACGAGTCCAGGTCGATTTTTCACATGTGCTTTTCTTATTTCAAAAGGTGTACTTTCCACAATAGAAGGTTGTGCTATGGAATCACTCAGTACTAATGCTAGTTGTTCGGTCATGGCGCTCACCTTCTTCTAACTGCAGAGTGTATACAAGTCCTTTATCTAATAACGCGCCAACAACTGCATTCATCCATAAATGAGTACCAAACTTTTTTTGTAAGTATTGTAGAATCGATACAATTTCATTTGTAGAAAGGGATACAAATTCACCTAGCTTTTCCTGATTAAACTTCCCACCGCGTTTTTCAATTTCTAAAGTTATATCATTTTCTTTCACATACTGTTCAGCTTTAATCAAATTGAATTGTCGCACAAACTTCATTCCGTATCCCTTTGTAAGAGCCGTTAGCATATCTTTGATTACTAACGTTTCAACTACTTTTAATTTAAGCTCCATTTCACCACGACAAGATTTACAAAGCGTTTTTTCGCATCCCTCAATATGCATATTTTTCACTTCAACATCTGGAATTACAGCACTACAGATATCACACCATTCACTATTATCGAACAACAAAACATTCATTATTTTCAGCTCCCTGTTTTTAATTTTTAATCGTTTATATTTAACGTACTTATTGCATGGCCGCTAGTACGTTTCTGTGTTCTAATGTGTTATAATTGCAAATGTAAATTATTTCTTAACTACCCATCTCGCAAATGGGTATTTTTTTATACACTTTTTTCGATTTCTTCTACTACTTTTGAACTTCCGCTAACTGCCTCTAGTTGTTTAGCAACCTTCAAAACTTCTTTTCTTTCTTTATTTCTAAAGCTTTGATTACTCTTCTGTTTTTTCATGTACAGATCTATAAGTTCCATTTCAACTTCATATACTTCCTCAGATTGTTTATCACTAAGTTTCTTTAATTCTTGAGCAGCTGTGTACTCACCAGAATTCATTGTCCTTTCACATTGAGAGAGTAATAATTTACGATTCATCATGTATTCCCGAAGTTTCTCCTCTAAAAGTGCAGCTCTTTGTACATGCTCAGGAAGCACTCTGTCTCTTATTCCCAATTACATTCACTTCCTGTTCTTGTTTGTGTTCAGCTGCATCGAGTTTTACCTCGATACAGCTGCCGCCTTTGTATATTCCTAACACTAGTAATGCGAACCCTAAACCAAAGATACAAACGGCATTGGTATTCTCAACTAATGAAATATCCATTTTATTAAGACCTCCCCCCTACATCATTTAAAATTTCTCCCTCAGCACTTATAAACATTTGTCCTTTAACTCCAGAAAGTAGCTCTTTTCTTGACTCAACTTCATCTGCTGGCACTAAAGTTGATTTAGTTTGTACTTTACAAGCACACACATCACGTTTGTCATTACCTGTAATTGAAAGTGTTAGGACAATTTTTCTTACCTTTTTTGGATCAGTATTTATATCAGACATATTTTCCATTACTTTTTGAAATTCACTATTAAATTGTTCTGCTAACGCTCCATTAGCAAATGAATTTAAGTCAATCATCTTTCTTCCCCCTTGTTAAACTAATCTTGGACGCCATGCTTTAATGTAGCTAATCGCCTCATCAAATTCCCTTTGGCGAATGTTGCGATAACTATTTACAGCAAATGAATTTTTAACATCTTTCCAAATCGCTGCAAATAGTTTATTTTTACTATCGTGTACTGCGACATTATATGTCCCTGCATCCCAGAGCTTACATATTCTGCGATTAACTGCATTTCTAAGCGCTGATTGTTGACTATAATCGACTGTCATGCGTTCTTGTACAGCATGTTCTAACTTCCCTAAGCGATCACCCTGACTCATCATTTCTGTTGTCATGATGTTAATCATTTGTAACGGGTGCATGCTTTGTTTGATGTGTTGTTCCATACGGTTAAATTCATTTATGTAACTTTCTTTCATATGAGCTGCTTTTTCACCCGTATATCCCATAACTAGAAACATCAAACCATCGCGTTTAAGTAAATATTTAGGTCTCGACTTCTGTTGGGTATCCTTATATTCAGCCGACGAAAAATTTCGTTCGCTAAAATCTTGGGTACAGTTTAAGGATTCAATACTTTTTAGCACATCTGCATGACGTTTATCGAAAACCTGTGCAACCTTTAAACTATCAGTAACAAGTTCATTTCCTTCTACGAATACCAAGTGACTAACTGGATGCTGTATTGCTTGTAGTTGACTCATCGCAAACCCTCCTAAGTTTATTTTTCGCAAACTTTTAAATTTCATTTTGTAATTTATTTAAGTTTTCATTTTGCAAACTTTTAGTTTAAAAAAATAAACCGATAAAATTCGATTTTATGTCATGGTGCATTAATTATCTGATTTCAAAAAATCACTTATTGGAGTATCTAGAACTTCTGACATTGCAATCAGGGCCTTTCTTCCTGGTTCACTTTTCCCACTTAAATACAATGAAACAGTCGAAGGTGCACGATCTATAGCGGATGCTAGGTCTATTTGTTTCATTTTCCTCTTTCTAAGCAAAGTTGACACTTTCTCGCTGTCAAATTTCATTTTAATTTCACCTCGCTTATACTTTACACTTTGAATTTTATCAAGAAGTTTGCAAAATGTAAACTTTTTATTTAAATTTTTTTCTTTTTTCGTCATTTGCAGCTGGTTCTAACTATTACAAAAGTTTGATTCTATCAAACTTTTGTAATAGAATGTACTTAATTACACATCAACTTAACTAACATTAACTTAAGTTAACTGAATATAACTTAACTGACTATAAGTGAAATCATTTTATAGAAAAGAGTGGATAATTTATGCGTGGAGATAGGGTAAAACAACTGAGGAAATTAAAAGGTTGGAACCAAGATGAACTTGGAGAAGCCGTAGGTTTAAAAAAGGCCACTATATCATTAATAGAAAATAATAAACGAGATCGAAGCGAGCGGTCCGTTTCCGTATTTGCAGAAGTTTTAGGGTGTACATCTGACTATTTACTTGGATTTTCAGACGATCCACAATTAAATAGGGTACAGCATTCTAAACTAAAACAAGAATTTGATGAAATTTATGAGATGTTGCAAAATATGCCAGAAGCAGAACAAGAAATGTATTTAAAATGGATAAAGGCTGGATTAAGCCCAGATAGTAAGTAAATGATTGTTAGCATGAGCGCTAACAATCATTTTTTTTTCTTCTTTTAAGTGACTCCTTAATTGCATCGATATGATTCCTAGCTCCTCCATCCGTTTCTCCTTTCTTTAATAATTCCCATAGATTAGTAGATAAGTCATTTTTCTCTAAAGTATTTTTATCCTGAGCTACTGCTACATTCATTATTAATTCCCCCTACATCCTCTTTATTTTATGTACATCATCTAAGATGGAAAGTTTTTGTCGTTTTTTATATTGTTTCATCAAAAAAGTTTCCATTCTCTATAAAGCAGAAATGACACTATCAAATTTGATAGTGTCATTTCTAATATTATTATTTATAAAAATCAACCGCCACCCGGATTTGGGTCCATATACATTACTGGCGCGTCTACATTTTTAACTTTCTCCTGCTTTGTAGCTGGTGCAAATGTAAAAGTTGCAGCTGCCGCAATTGTTAAAATAACTTTAAATAACTTAGACTTCAAACATTCCACCACCCCTTGCTTAGATAACCTTATTATAACATTTCAATTCATTAATAGGTAGTGAAATATAGAAATTATCGCCTGTTTTAGAAAAACTTTCTATGGACATTTCTAAATATTTTTTACCTTCAGCGCCTCCAATTGCAATCCCCATGTAATACAATTGAAAACTACTTAGATAACCATTCTGTCGTTTAAGACCACGTAGTATCTCTAAGGCTTCACCCTTCTTACCTGTTTTAATATAAAAGAATGCAAGTTCCGCTAAATCAAGTTTCGTTCGATCAATTGTATCTAGGTCTTTCCCATGATAAATCTTTAGAAATAATAGCACATTAAGTATTCTTTCTTTTCTAATTTTCAATTTTTTATTTGTTGGATTACCCAGAATCTCAAGTGCAGTATAAATATAATCTTTAGCTTTTTCGTAATCGGTTAATGCATAGCTTTCACCTAGTTTACAATAAGCGATTGCTTTTGTGCTTATATAATAATTGTATGGATCATTTAATATTTCTAAACAAATATCTCTAGCTCCATTAATATTACCTTCACTATGCATTTTGATAGAAATTTGCATTTCTTTAATTCGAAGTGAAAATGAATTTTGATTTGTATGCTTACTAACCTGCTCGATTCGTGGCAACACACTTTGAATATACTCGTTAACTTTTGTGTAGTTACTGAAATCTAAGTAAGAATACATCGCACTAAAATCAGAGACAATCATTAAGTCATTTTCTGTATTCTTTTGTGATTTTCTTTTCTTATCCACTTCTTCAAAGAAATCATTTGCTGTAATATTACCTTCACTTCTTTTTCTCAGAAGTTGATAAAATTTAGCAAGCCTTATATTTGTCCGTACAGTTAATGAATTACCTTTCTTTTTTTCATCTTTTTTCTCGTTTGAATTCATTATCCTTTCAATTACTAATTCTTGCAGATCATATTCACCAAACATATCCAATACTTCAAGGGCTAATTTTAAATTTCTATGTGATAATGTAGGAATTATTTCTTTAATGCATTCTCTTCTAAATTTAACATCCTTAGGTTCATATAATCTTAAAGAGTCAACAAAATGCATAAAATCAAATTTTCCTTGTTTGTTAAAATAACTATTTACCGTTGTATGAGTCACTTTGAAACGCGTTGCTAATTTACGATTTGTGTAACCGTTCGATTCCAATTTTTGCTTCATGTCTTTCAAATCCAATACAACTTCCATGAAATTTGTCCTCCTTTGGACAAAAAGACACGTCAACTCCGCAACTTCTTACATATAAAGGAAAACGCGTCACTTAAACTCTAAGTTGTGTTATAATAAGTGTGTACAAGACTCGCGACAATGTTTCCCTACCATGACTAGGGAGGCAGTATAAATGGTGCGATCAACACCATTTATACCGTGGGTCTTTTCTTTGCGTCCGTTTTTAGTTACCCTCATGATACCACAAATTTCCCAATATTCAGTCCTACGATTATCAGATAATAGTTGAGAAAGTTGAGAAACCTTTACATATCAACGTTTCTTGTGTTTCACGGATAAAAATATACAATCATTTATTTGCGTATTTCAAGATCTTATATGCATATATTACCACCAATTAAACAAAATTAGAACATAAGTTCTTATATTTATTTCCAAAAAAAGATTAATAATAAATCATTATACTATAAATGACAATATACCTATCATTTATAGTATATAGATATTACAGTAACTATACTAATAGTATGAAAACTTTAGGTGATACTTTAAAAAAACTTAGAAAAAGTCGTTCGTTAAGACAAGCGGATTTAGCACACGACCTTAATCTCAGCAGAAGCCAAATCAACAATTATGAAAATAGTTTTTCTGAGCCAGATCTTGCGACGTTGTTTCGTCTCGCCTCCTATTTCAACGTAACATTAGATGTGCTTACTGGGCGAACTGACGCTACAGATGATGAAATGCTACATAATACTCTATTTGGTGTTCAAAAAACGTATGCAGCGCTTTCTGAAATCCAAAAAGAGAACTTTTGTAAACAGCTTGACCATTATGTACGATTCTTAGGTGAGAACCACGAAATACTGTGATTTGATTTCATAATAAAAGAAATCTTTTCCATTGACCAGTGGTAAAATTTTACATAATTTTACCAATTGTGGTAAGGGAGCGAATTGCTCTCTCTTTTTATTTATTCATTCAACGCTGTGGATAACCTTACTTATCCACAAAAAAGACCGTCAATTATTTGACGGTCTTCGCTTTTACTCTTCTTTTTTCAACAAAGTTCTGCTATCATAAAGTGGTAGATATATAAATTGCAAATGTAAATTTTTCATATAAATTATAAAAATAAAAAAACCCCGACGAAATTTTCAAAGGTTCTGTAAGTTTGGCCGCCTACTACAACCGATGAAAATTGGAACACGAGGTTTGTTATCACATATTCAAAAGTGCTATTTCTATTAATATGATAGCATAAAAAAATATGAATAACAATCCTCTAATTTCTTATACCCATTTTTTAGTCGGGGTAAAAAATTGGAGGATTTTTTTATGAACGGATTTAATAACTTTCAAGAATTTTTAATGTGGGAACGTGCAACAACCGATACTATTGATTTCAAAAAAGTATATGTAGACGTGGCTGATGAAGATGTTGTCGCAGGTTTATTACTATCCCAAATTGTTTATTGGCATCTGCCATCTAAAGACACTAACATTACAAAGCTACGTATCTGGAAAGATAAAAAATTATGGTTGGCTAAAGGTCGTACAGATTGGTGGGATGAAATTCGAATTGGCCCTCGTCAGTTTGATCGTGCTAGCAAGATTTTAGTAGACCAAAAAATCATAACTAAAAAAGTGTATAAGTTTAATGGTGACCCTATGGTCCATATACACTTACATACAGATGTATTTTTAAAACTTTTAAACAAAAAAGTTCGCGAAGAATATGAACGTCAATTACAAAAAGAAAAAGAAAAACAAGCAGAAGAAAATAAAAAAAATCAGGATCAGCAGCAATATTCATTCCAAGAACCATTATTACCTGCAAACCCTTTAGGCTCATCGTTTTTACCAAATGGTGAAAACGAAATTACACCAGAAAGTATTGAAAACAATGGTTTTAACGAATCCGTTAAAACGGAAATACCAAATAGTGAAAATGCTATCACTGAATCGGGAATTAGCTCTAACGAATCCGTTAAATCTTTAACAGAGAATTCCACAGAGACTCCCACACAGAATACAGCAAAGAGTAATTATTCCTCTTCTTCTAAATTAGATAAATTACATAATATAGTGGATGCTCTAGATTTAGAAAATGACGAGGAAGAAGAATATATAAATCAAATGTCTCATTTATTCTATCAATCTGTTGTTGAAAGATTAAAAGAAAAAAATGTATTTACAAAACGAAGCGAATTTCTTGATGTATTAAAGACATTGCAAAACAAAGATGTACGTATTGGAACTATGAATCAAGTGGACAAGTCAATTAGTGAATTCTTACAAGATATACATGAACGTAGTCAAACATCAGATCCTATTCAAGTTCCTGCTATATATTACGCCGGACGACTTACAATGGTTATCGAAAGAGAAAACACTGTTGAATTGGCAAAATCATTTATTCATGAAAATAAAACAAAATTTGAAGGTACTCTTTTATTCTATAACTGGTTAGAACAATAAAAATATATAAGATTAGTTCTTCACAGGGGGATTAGAATATGCGTAAATCGTTAGTTGTACAAACGTCAGAACAAAAGTGGTTCAATGAATTTAGGAAGTCAGATGAATTTGCAAAGGCGTTAGCATTCGTATGGAGAAATGGACATGAAAGCTCTGGGAGTTTTATTTTTCAAGATAACTCTTATGAACTTGTATATGAATTTTCAACATTGATTAATAGTGTAGTTCGTACTAGTGAAGAAAAGGAGCGGAATTCATCAGAATGGTATTGCTCCGTGGGATTAAAACATCCATTTATACAAGAGATAATAAAAATGGGATGGGAATCTGGTTCTCGTTATGAGCGTGAGTACCCTCGAGGAGAATTTAATGATTCTGCTTTTATAAAAGCGTATATTGGATATCGTCATGATTTGAATAGAAAGAAGACTAAAGGTAGACGTGGCCCATATTTCTCAGCACGATTAAGAATTTATGGATCTGAACCTATATTACGTCGTATTAACGAGCATTTACATGAACAACTAGGTGTAAATATAAAGACTATACAATTAGAGAGAAAAAAGACAAATTTAAAAACTATTAATTACCAATCGTTAGAAGAAGTTCCTTTGATTTTAACTTATGTAGGGGCTGCAGCGTCCTTAGAAAAATATTATTCATTTGAATTAGGTTATGCAAATGAACAATAGCTCGTGGTTGCTATTTTAGCTATTTTAAAAATAGATTTTCTTCCGTGAAAAATAATGTGTTAGGTTGTTTAAATTTCACATACCGTATTAATTTTATATTTTTAAAAACTCAGTATATAAGGGATTTTAAAGAATTTTAGGGAGGACAAGCCTATGCCTTCCCTACCTCGCTATAAGTGTTTTTCTGAATATATAGGAGCACGTTTGCCAAGTATATGGAATGGCAAACAGTAATACGATTAGGGTTAATAAGTTTAGTGCTTTTATAAGGTGTTAGTCATAAAGGTGTCACAGTAATACGATTAGGGTTAATAAGTTTAGTGCTTTTATAAGGTGTTAGTCATAAAGGTGTCACCAAAGTAATACTATGTATTGAAAAGGTAACACCTTAGTGTTACTATTTAGGTATATTGATTAATAAAGGGAGAGATGAAAATGTTAATAACAGCCGCTATTGATGCCGGAAACGATGCTTTAAAAGCTTTGTTTAATGGATTTGAAAACAAATTATACATTCCTAACGTGGTTAAAGAAATGGAATCTAGACAAGTGATCGAATTAGGTGACGATCCATTAAAGGAATTGCATGTACATATCACATCCTCAGCATTAAAAAAATCAGCAACATATGCAGTAGGTACTCTTGCTGCTAAGGAAAAACAAAGCGCTCAAATTCCTGCTACTGATTTAAAAAGCGAATCAGACCAAACAACTATCTTAATGTTAACTGCATTAGCTTATGAAGCAGCTTCTAATAGTGATAAAAATATAATTGATGCAGAATTCTTACTATCTACTGGTCTTCCAGTTGACGAAGTTAAAGAAGAAAAACGCGCTGGGTTTAAGAAAAAACTTTTAGATGGTACTCATGTTGTTGAATTTAAGAAAACACCTCATTTAGAAGGAAAAAAAGTACGTATCTCGTTTAAAGATATCTTTGTAAACGTTGAAGGATTCGCAGCAATGATTAATTTAACAATCAGCGAAGATTTAAAGCCTCAAAATTCGGAGTTAAGACAAAAGAACATCTTAATTAATGATATGGGTGGTAACACTACTGACAAAGCAGTAATTCGTATGGGGCAAATTGACAACGAATATTCTAGTGGTTCCCCTTTAGGCATAGGTGAGTATTTAGATGCAATTCGTAAAGAAGTATTTACTACTTATCGTGTAGATGTATTTAAATCAAGAAGGCAACTTGTTGAAAATATGACTGCAAAACATGAAGCTTATATTATTAGGCCGCATGGTAAACCAGTTTCTTATTATGAAATTGCAGAGAAACATTTAAAAGAATTTGCCGTAAGAGAATACGCTGATTTAGTGGATAAATGGAAAGAAGTTGGAGATTTACACAGTATTCATAATGTTGGTGGTTCAGCAGCAATTGTTAAATCATTTTTAGAAGATATCAACAAAAATGAAAATCAATTCGAGATGCACTTCTTAGATACAGAAGAAAGCATTTGGAGTATTGCTAAAGCTTACTATAAGTTATTACTGGTTATCGCCAAACAGAAGGAATTAAGCCTTAATTAGTGGGTGGTATACATGAAAAAAATAAAAGATGTTCAGCCTGGTAAAACTTTTACTGTTAAAGTTCCAGTTGATGCAGAACAACAAACCTTAGATTTTTTGAATAAAAACAGAGATATTTCAAGAAATAAACTTGTTTATTGGATATTAGACAAGGAAGCCAAGAAGGATAATCACACAGAAATCACTATACCTCTTGGTTTTTCATTAACAACAGATGAAAAAGAGCAATTACTTAATCCAATGGCTGTTAAAGCTCTTGAAGCATTTATTAAATCTTTGATAGGCGTTGAAGACACACCTGTAAAAGAAGTTAAAGAAGAGATTAATCTTGATGACTTTGCAGGTATGATTAATTACGAATAACATGAATCAATAGTTATTTAAGAAAAATATAACCTCCTTCCTCTCTTGCAACCATTGTTTCATGGAATATTGGAATTATGGAAAAGTGTCCCTAAGATAAACAAGAGAGAGGAGGTTAATTTTTGAAAGAGGGGAGCAGCATGAGTAATGTTAACCCAATGTTTAATCCTTCAAAAAAATCTACTACAATAACAAACATACAACCTCGTAAAATTCGTTCTGACAAAAAGAAAGACGTTAAAATCCCCGTAAATGAAATACAAAGACAATTAATAAGGTCCTCAGCATTCCAACAAAGTATAACTACTACACAATATATGTCCAAATTAATTACAGAACATCTCAGAATTGATTATATAAGTGAAATACATGCGTATGAATATAAAGACACTAAGAAGTACATCCATGCGAAATTGGAGCAGGAAACACATTATAAGCTTGTCCAATTAGCGATTGAATGGGGAGTTTCACAAAGAGCAGCTGCAACACGTATTTTATGCTTTGCATTACGCACAATGTGAGAGGTGACAGCATGTACAGTAAATACGATGTGATGACAAAAGAAATACAGTTAATGAGTGCCGATAGTTGGTGGGAACGAACTAAAATCGAATGGAAATTAAAAGAGAAATACCGTTTTGAAGTGAAGATGCTCAAAATTTACTTATTCCGCATGAATATTATTATCGAAGATATGGAAGAAGAGGATTATGAGTGTAATGCTAGTGATCTAGCTGAAATACTTGTTGAAGACTTTCTTGAACATATAAGGTCCAAGAACAGTATGGAACAGCTATATCAAATTTTAGAGAGCAAGAAACACTATACGGATTACGAATTAGAATTTAATGAGAATGATGAACGGTATGGAACGATTGATGTAAAGATTGATAGAAGAACATTAAGACGGATTGAAGTGTTTTTCTCTGATATGGCTCATTCATTCCCTTTACACGGTTACACAGCGGATAAACTGATTAATATTCTAATGTGCGATTACATGAAGTATTACGCTGAAGAACCAGGAAAGAAGCTCTCCTTATTGAAACGTAGGTTTTCATGATGTTTTAAATTCCTATTTTCGGGATGTTTAAAAAATGAAATTTTTGCCCACTCTTGTACTAAGAACTTAGAAACAGGAGTGATTACGATGGGATGGCTTATATCTGGCAAAGGGAGAAAGTCAAAGCTCTCCAATTTTCTGGAGAAAAACAAAATTACTCAACAAGAATTAGCAGAAAGAAGTGGTGTCAGTAAGTCCACAATTAGTCGTGTATGCCAAGGAGATAAGTTTTCACCAACCATGAAGAATGCACAAAAGATTATAAAGACATTGAAGAAGCTAACTAATAAAGATGTACATTATGATGATTTTTGGATGTAAATAAAAAAAGCCGCCCAACAGGACGGCTTTCACTGTTTATTTTTTAAAGTACTCGTAAAACCATTTACCTTCAGGTCTAGTATCCATCCACCAGGTAATCTTGTCTAATTCTGGATTAGGTAAAACCTCTGTTTCGATATGAGCAAGACCTGTTAATGGATTAACAATCACTTTCCCCTTTGTTCCTCTTTCGTTCATCGCTTGGATAGCTTCTTCAATTAAGTTAGCACCGAATTCACCAGATTTAACATATTGATAACCGCCATTAGAAACAGGTTGTTCATTTCCGATAAACCAATACAAAGATTTGTTTCCAATTAAAGAATTTAAATCAACCTTTCCGATTCCATCAAGCCATCCACCTGTTTCTCCGTCTGCATATTGCCAAATATCGCAAGGGTATTTAGGTCTAGGTCCGCCATATCGCGGAATCCAAAGGAAATCAGCTTTTACATTGCTTAATCCGTATTTATTATACATGTGGTGACTTACATAAAAACCAACTTTCCACCCTTTAGACTTACAACGATTAATGAAGGCTTGTGATGCTTCCGCTATCTTTTGCTCTCCACATGATTTCAATGTATCGTCTTCAGTATCTAAAACTAAGAATTTAGCATTAGGACTAACACGAGCCATAAAGTCATCTGCTTCTTTAATCGCATCATTTACACTTACAAAACAACCATATGCATAAGCAGCGTGGGGAATATTTCGTTTCTCTAATTCTTTTACATATCCATTATAATATTGATCTATCATATTAGAACCGTATTGTACACGGCAAATACATAAATCTAATTGCGGACCGAGTACATCCCATTTTATTGAACCTGCATTCCATTTCGAAATATCGATAATTTGTCCCATATTTAATTACCTCTTTTCTTTTTATTTGAAAAATAAAAGAGCGACCTCATTTAAAGGCGCTCTTAAGCTCGTACAATGTTTTTATTTGTTTTGTGTGTCTTTATTATCAGTGAACCATTTTCCGCTTGTAGGGTCAGAAACAACGCCTGCAGCGATTAAGATTACTAGAATGATGTTTACGTATTCTTGATATCTTCCTGCATTAAAGTGTGGAATCGTATCCATTAGCACCATTCCTATCAAGGAAAATAGAGCTATCCATAACCCACGGTTTTTAAATTTATCTTTCATTGTTACTTCCTCCTTTTTCTTGAATTAGAGCGATTTATTTTCGCTTCAATTTCAGAAGATACACTTTCTAATAACCTAGTAGGAATCCATTTATCCCATCCAACACGTACACAATTTGCTGTGAAACTATTGAAAATGTGATAAGACAATCCGCCTGTAACCATAAAAAAGAAGAAATCTGGTAATTTAAAGGCAACATCGAACATATGGGCTAAACAAGGCAACAAAAAAAGCACCACGGTTCGTGCGATGCCTTCAATTCCGTATTGTGAAGAATATGTTCCATCAAGTTTTGATGCTTTACTACCAGTAATCCAATCTAATGATACAACCAGCATTAAAATGAAAATCCAAATTAGGTTTGTTTTTCCGTATAGTAGGCTTAGAATTGTACCAACTCCACCACTTATTAGCGAACCTTCTTTGAATTGAGCAGAAGTAATTACACTAATGATATTTATACTCTTTAGAATTTCATGAACGCGTTCCAAAGAATCACCTCCTTTCCAAAATAAAAAGCAGCTTACTGCTGCTCTTTAGGTTTCGTTTGACTAACCGTCGTACCACCTTCGCCTGTTCCTTCTGGTGGTTCTTCAGTTGTCGGCGGTTCTGTCACTGGTGGTTCAATTGGGTCTGTCGGTTGCTCTGGTTCTTTAGGTTCTTCTTTAATTAAAGAAACCTGTGAAACTTCAAATTTTTGATAAATGTTATGTCCAATCAAAACTGTAGTTACGGAAGCGCTATTTAATTGTGCATTTAAAAACTTCATGTCAAAATCTTCATCTACTGGAACTTCTACAGCTTGTCCATTCTTTAATAATACTTTTACTTTCTTAGAAGAAGTATTAGCAGGTTCTGTTTGAACAGTAACTCTTTTGATGTCAAAACGAGCATAAATATTATCACCAATTAGAACAGTAGTAATCTCGCCATCGTTTAGTTGTTGGTTAAGTAACACCGGATTATATTCTTCTGTTTGCACTACTAATTTTTCACTTCCGTTATTTGTATACACTTCAATTGTTTTCATATTAGTTCATCTCCTTTTGTAATCTTTCGCTATAAGTAATGCTGCATTTATCATAAATTCCAACTGGAGACGCAGCCTTAACTTCTTGATCTAACACTAAAGTAACATTCATAATAATTGGTTTATTACCAACTAATTTTTTAATTAACCAATCTCTTATTTTCAAATAAATTCCTCCTTAAAATAAAAAAAGAAGCGATTATTTCGCCTCTCTTAATTTCTTGGCCTCTTCAATTTTTGCTTTTGCACCATCGTAATCTTTTGCTGCTACAGCATTTCCTGCTTCAGTTAATTTATCAAAATAACCTTTCATTTTTGGATCTAATGGTTTTAACTGTTTTACTAACTGATCAGTACGTTGTTTATTTTTTTGAGGATCGCCACCATTTTTAATGAGGTCCAAATCAATAGATTCCACAAACGATTTTTCGTATGGTTCCAAATCACTCATTAAATAAACAACTTCACCTTGTTCTATAAGTTTATCTGCTTCACCAATCATAAGACCCTTCCATGGGTAAGGATCAACAGCTTTTATTTCAACTGTTCTTTTAGTAGGTATCTTTTTTTCTTCAGTAGACGGTTTCACATCAGCACTTGCTTGTTTTGTTTCTGTTGTAGCAGTTTTATCCTTATCTCCGCACGCTGTTAAACTACTAATACATAATGCCATTGCTAAAGCTAGAGTTATTCTCTTTTTCATCCTCGTATCCCCTTATTATTTTTACTACATTTTACCACAAACTTTAAGGGATAATGTTTGATTTTTTAGAAATTTCCACCTTCAGTTGAGCTGATAAACAAGCGTGTAATAATATTTGCGTTTACTCTTCCTAAGTCATCAGGAGTAATTGTTATTTCGTGGAATTTATTCCTTTCAATTTTCCCTTCATCATCTTTAGAAAGATACGATATTAAGTCAATATTTTGCCCAGATGTAGAATCAAATGGAACAAGATTCCCATCAACCTTTATTGTTACCTTAGATGGTCTTCTTGAAAGACGATATATACCATGCTCAACTTCGTGAACATGATCCGGCAGGATAATCTCGTGTACATGATCCTTAAGTTCTATCTGGTGTATATGATCATTTAGGACTATCTGGTGGGTATGCTCATTTAGGACTATCTGATGGGTGTGCTCATTCAATGTGATTTGGTGGCTGTGTGACGGTACATTGAAATTATGCGAATGAGCTGGAATCAGTACCGTATGCGTATGAGAACCAATTGTTATTTGATGTAAATGATCGAATTGGTCCGTAAACTTTGTAACGTGCCTATGATGTTCTATATTTGTAAACGGTCCAGGCTCTTCGCATTCAATTACTAATTCACCAAAAATTTTCGATGATGTAGTTTGTGTTGTACCGCCACCGCCGCCGCTCGTCTGACTGGAACCGCCGCCACTCTCGGTGGACTTTGATACTTCGCCACCAGAAGTACTCGTACTAACTTGGGCTCCGCCGCCACCAGTACTCTGGACAGTCCCACCGCCACCGCCAGTACTTTGAACAGTCCCACCGCCTGCGCCTGTACTGGCCACAATAGCTCCGCCTCCTCCGGTACTTTGAACCGTAGCTCCGCCGCCTTGCGTCACTCTTAAGTAATTCCTAAATTCCTCAACCTCAAAGGTTAAATCCAATGTATTCACATTAATCATATCTCCAGGTACAAAGAATCGAATTACAGCAGGATTCATACTGTCCGCATTATCATTGTAACTGTAAGCCAGCAGGTTGGTACTACCTTGAGAGTAGACCTCATTAATTTGCTGTCGTTTTTCCAAATCAGCTTGTGTAGTTCCTAAATCTTCTTTTTTATTTCCTAATACCAGTTTTACATTTAACGGATCACCATCTGAATCTGGTTTTGAGCGATTTAATACACGTACATCTATATGAATGCCTAGATCCTCATCTATTACACGAACTAACTTCCCATTTTCAAATTTCTCTAATTTATATGGATCTATGAGCTCGTAATCTATTGCATCTACTTCATAGGTCACTTTAGGTATGCAGCGTTCCATTAGTAGCGCGTAACCAGAATTATAAAGTGAATCCGCATGTTTAAATTTTCTATCAACCCAAGGGAATGCGATGATGCCGAATTTATCAATAATACCCTGTGGTGCATCTATATATTCTTTACCAGTTGGATTTACCTTTTTGATATTAAGCTGATTGACCCCTTCACCATATCCTTTTGGTGCTATACGTGTGATAACTCCTTTAGGATCTATACGCCTTCTTATTCCGAGCATATTTTTTTTATAACGAATTTCTGCAGTAATTTCATCTGTTACTTTTACAATGTTTAATACCCAAGGATATACAGAATCATCAAATGTCCATTGATAACTTTCATTGAACTGCTTCGGTATGCTAAATAAGGGGCCTAACAGGGTATTTTCATTTTCCCATCCATAGTGGAAATAACGTGTAAACTCACATATACCTAATACCCAATGCTTTACATATTGGTAACTAAGAACATATTCTATATTTTCACGTGTTGGACGGTTTGTTCTTTGGTGGAAATTTAAAAGCATGCCATCTAACAGAGTAGATAAGACATGCTCACATTCATACTTTATATTTATTTCTTCGCCATTACGTTCCAAATCATTGTCTAGTACACGAAACATACCAACGCGTTTACCATTATCAAACATTTCCACGAAATCATATGCTTCAATTTCATCAATTTTCGGATCACCAAATGGCATAGAAAAACCTGCACTCCATAATTCGTTGTGAGGCAGGTCGAATTTTATATTATGTGCATTCTCAAGGTATTGTTTGAGTTGCATTTGTTTGTTGTAGAGTTTTAGCAATAATGTATCACCTCACATGAAAATTATCGATATGTGTTAAGAATAACTCGACTATATAGTTTAGACATTAGCTCCTGTCCATTTACGTTTGGATGTAGCCCATCATATAAATATCTTCCTTGTCCATTTGGTACTTCAAAATCTCGTACTATACCACTTTCATTGTGCGCATCAATGATAATAAAGTTGTATCTCTTAGCCATCTTTGTAATAGCATCTATCAACTCTTGTGGTTGCTCGTTGCTAACCCTCTGAATTGGAGTTGCTGCATAACAAAAAGCATTCGGATAATTTGTTCGTAATTTCCAGAATGCCCATCTTATCGCTTCATATAACTTTGTTCGATCTAAATCCTCTAATGTAGCTTTTGACATTGCTGTTTCGTAACTGCCTAAATTACTAGCGCCATCATTAGTACCCATAGACACAACAATAATATCCCCTGGTCTGTTATTAGCAATTGCTGTGTTAATCTGTGTACTTATTAGTTGTCTAGGGACTACAGTCGTGCCGTTAATTTCTCTATCTTTATATGTAGCCCCTGATTTTGCATAATTCCACATTTGCGAAACTTGTAAATCGTATTTGGTGAAGGCCGGCCAGTTACTCCTTACCCCTTCCGTATATTGCGATCCATCGTCAGATATCGTAGCTGTTTCAGTAATGCTGTCTCCAAATCCAAGAAGACTTTTTCCTTTCGTTTTTACAGAAGATGATTCAACACTAGACGAAGGAGTAGCTAAACCGTAACCCTTTATTTTAGTTATTCCTTGTTTATAAGGTTCATATGAAGTTTTACTAATCCCTTTTTCTATTTGTATAGTGTCTAGATTTATCGTTTCTGAACTTGTTTTACGTTGATAAATGGACATAACAAAATACGCTGCGTTTTGCGGGACCGGGAATCGTCCTTCAATTAATGAATTACTTAATCCCAATTTTGTTCCTATAGGATTCTTATAATCATCATAAAAATAACAGTATCTTTCGAACCCCGCATAAGCTGTTAATCCACTTATATTTATATTATCTAACCCTTTAACAATAATGTAATCACTAACCATTGAATTAGCTTCCTTTTGCAGACTACCGTTAGTATATACCTCGTAACCTTGCTTTACCTTTTCTTTATTAAATAAATTTTTACTTATATTTCCGTACTCTAGATCTTTATCCATGACGAGTTTGTCTTTTGTATCTTGTGAGAAACCAACTTTCTTATGATCTAAAATATATCCAAATTCCACATATTCAGATGGCATTATATCTTTTACAAGCATTAACTTATTAACATCATCAGAAGCGGCAAAAGCAATTGCCACGTAGTACGAATTAGAAGGGACGACAAAGGAATTCTTCCAAGCGCTTCCACTAATTTTTTCATCAAAAAACGAAATATTATTAGAACTGTATGAATTAAAGTAATATACTCCATTCGGAAGAACTTTAGTTAATCCGGTTGTATTATACGAACTACTACTTACAAGTGTCGCTCCGGAATAATACTTTCCGTAAATAACCTCATTTTTATTGAATATATTTAGTGTTTTTTCTAAAAAATCCGTTTTAGATCCCGTTACTGAATTATCAACTATTTTTTCTGTCGAAACCGAATCCCTAGCTAATTTTTGTACTGTAACTGGTTCGTTTGCTATCCTTAATGCTTCATTCGAATTATCAATTGATTTATTGATTTTCCAATAACTCTCATCAATAAATTCATTACCATTTAACTTAGGCGCGTCAGCCATAATTTCCACCACCTTACATATATTTAGCGCGGTATTTGAATGCAATGTTGATATTTAGATTAGAACCGCCTATTTGTATTGCATTAGCGCCTGGCATTAACTCTAATTTTTCTAAGTTTCCTTGTAGCTGAAACAAGAAGTTCTGACCATTTTTAATAGCTGCGTATCTTTCTGCGTCTATTAAAATTGTTGAATTTGTAAAAGTTCCAATAGAAAAACTCTCACCTTTTATAGTGAGAGTTAATGAAGTTGCACTACCTGATATTTCTATAACTGGTCTTACAACAAGCGATCCATAATTATTAATTGATAAAGTTTGAGGGCTGCTAATTGTATAGGATGTCCTACCAATACCAATAGGTATTTGAGACATCCAAGGGATACGATCGCCCCATTTTATACCTTTCGTACTTTCTACAATTGAATGAGCATGTGGATCATCTGCGACTAAAGGCAAAATGAATTTTCCATACGTCACCAATCTCTGTAGTGGGATAAAACCTTCATATTGCACCATATAATATCTGTCAGGTTCGTAATCGAAAATAAGTTTAACCTGCCTTGGATTCCCGTAATCGTCAGTGAAAAAATTAGCAATATCGCGTGCGCGCATCTGCAGCTTATAAAAGTCTTCTTGTCGCAATACTTTACATGGTAATTCCCATTCAAGAGCATCAAGGTACGTTTTACCGTACCTTATTTGCCCATGTCTACCTGGCATAACTTTTGTATTACCACTATTACGTGTTTTCGGAAGAATGGGAGCATCCGTTCCACGTACTACCATAAATCCTAGTTCTTTTGGTTTTATTCCATCTAATGTAATTACCATCGTACTACCCCATTCCTCCTCCCAGTTGCGTTTGCTTTCTGATCAAGTAATACACTCATATCATCAACTGTTTCTTCTGCAAGAATTTTGCTGTTAAGTATTACTTGTAAGACGATTGGTTGTCCTGTATATCCACTCATCATATCTGCAGAAGCAGGAGCGGCTGCGCTAAACATATTGCCAAACTGTTCAGCGAATCGTCCGAATACAGCATCAGCAAATGGATCCATCCGACGACCAACAAGAGGAACTGCTGCTTCTCGTCCTTTTTCACCAATACCAATAATTGATGCTTTGTCGAAGAAACCACCGTTCGCATGCCATTCAAGGCTTGGTACAGATGGTGGATTCAAACTAAAACTACCGCTTATTTTAGGTTGAGGTAACCGTGGCAGTTTCGGAATTGTGATTTCTGGAAGTTGGAGTTTAAAATCGAAAAGCCCTTTAATCTTTTCTATCCATCCACTCACAGTTTCGCGTGCATCTTTAAATCCATCATCAAGCCCTTTTGAAAATTCTTTTATAACTTTTACAGCAGCACCAAATAGCGGAATTTTTTCGAGCATATTTAAGACTGCTTTACCAATAGTATCCGCAGTGATTTCAGCATTTTTCTGTTCCCCTGCCATACCATTAATAAACCGTTTTAACAATTCACGTCCGACTGCTAGAGCGATAATACCAGCGGCTGCTAAAAGAGCAACAAACGCATCAACTATAATTTCACCTAATTTGTCAATTAGCTCAGGCTTTTTCTCCTCGAAACCTTTTTTCATTTCGTCCATGGATTTCTTAGCAGAATCTTTTATTTCTGGTTTGGAAGATAGACTATTAAACCAATTAGCGATGGAATCCCACCATTGTTCTAAGGCTGCATCCCAATTTGCTGCAGTTTCAGTAAACCAATTAGCAATGGAATCCCACCATAATTCAAGTTGCTCCATTGTACGTTCTGGAAGAGTAGTCCACCATGTGACTATAGAGTTCCACCATTTTTCTAGGTTCTCGCCCCAACGTGTAGTGGTTTCGTCAAACCAAGTAGAAATAGAATTCCACCATAATTCGAGTTGTTCCCACATACGATCAGGTAAAGTAGTCCACCATGTAACGATAGAAGCCCACCATTTCTCAAGGTTTTCTCCCCATCTAGTTGTAGTTTCATCAAACCAAGTAGAAATAGAATTCCACCATAATTCGAGTTGTTCCCACATACGTTCTGGGAGAGTGGTCCACCACGTAACTACAGAGGCCCACCACTTTTCAAACTGTTCACCCCAACGAGAAGTGGTTTCATCAAACCAAGTAGAAATACCAGTCCACCATTTTTCAAGGTTTTCACTCCATGAAGAAACAGTTTCATCGAACCATGAAGAAATAGCAGTACCCCATTCACTTAACTTCGATTGCATTTTGCTAGGAATAGATGAAAACCACTCAGACATTGAATTCCACAATTGATTGTAGAAACGAGTGTTCTCTTCATCTTGTTCTCTAAACCATTGAGCAATCGCTTCTTTCCAACTGATAAGCTTGGATTTCATTTTCCCTGGGATAGAATCAAACCAGTTACTCATTTCTGTCCACCAAGTATCTAAATCTTTCTTGATGTCACTAGCTTTATCTGAAAACCATGTGGAGATTTCTTTTTTCCATGTATCTAATTGTTTTTTTGCTTTTCCAGGAAGTTCATTGAAGAATGTTTCAATTGACTTACCCCATTCGTTCAATAATGCTTTTGTATTACCAGGAAGATCCTTAAAGAATTTAATTGTGTCGTTATACCATTGTTGTAAGTTCTTTAGGGACTTTTCTATTGGTTCTGTCATACTATCTGGTAAAAGAGCCCATAGATTTTTAAAGAGTAATTTTAGAACAGAAATTGCAAGTTCCATTTGCAATTTTGCTGCATCAGATAATGCTGAAAATATAGTTTTTATTCCTTCTACGACACCATCCCAATCTCCAGCAAGTAACGCAGTTAAAAATTGTGTTATACCATCAAGTAATTTAAAGAATACTCCTAATAAATCTCCTGCGATTCTAGAAAATTCTTTAAAGAAATCTAAGTAGTTTGGTAATATTTCATCTTTTAAAAATTTAACATAGCTATTAAAAGCCTTTTTCACGTTTTCAATAGCTCTTAAAAAGCGATCTATTTCTTTATCAGAGAACCCTAATGATTCTAGCAACTTAACCGCTTGAACATTATCCCCTTTGAAAGATGCAAATAAAGCTTTTACATATTTTTGTGCGGTTTCTGCACCTTTTTGAATCGTATTATATAAGTCCGTTACGTTTTTCTTAATGTTTTCTACACTACTGATAATGTCGTTAATAGCTTTTGGGGAAAAGCCCATTTTTTCTAAAATTGAAGTAGCTGTTGCCTTGTCTCCACTCCAAATTGCTGCTATAGCAGATGAGAATTCTTTTACTTTTTGAATGACAAATGTCAAACCTTTAACTATGAGTGTTAGAATATCAATTGCTATACCTAAATCATTAGCAAAGGCAGTAGCCACTAATTTAATGGTCGGAATAAGTAGTTTCATAAGTAAATTTATGACTGTACCTATTGCATCACCTAATCCCTTCCAAAAACTCTGCGTACTGCTTCCTTCACTACCGACAAGAACGTTGATCAGTTTAAGAAAAGACTGCCATAATTCTTCTAGTTTTGGAATTATTGGCTCTATGGCACCTAAAATTGTGGATTTTATATCATTCCATCCGTTTATAATGGAATTACGAAACGTTTCAGAATGCTTCCATAACTTCATGATTGTTCCGCCGAGAATGACTAGAGCTGCAGATACTATGGAGGCCATGCCAGCTATTCTTAAGAATCCAAGAACAACAGGACTAATTACCATCCAGAGAGCATGGAATGCCGCCCTCATACCGGCAGCTCGTCCAATACCAATTGCCATAGGTGCAAGTATTAGTGTCATTGCTGTAAACAAGTATGTGAACATCCCAATAAGTTTTACAATGTCAGGATTTAACTCGTTAAGCTTATTTACAAATTCGCCAACCGCGGTACCTGCATCGACTACAACTGCTGCAATTTTGCCCCAGATTTCTACAAATGGAGCAAGAGCTTCTGCCCATGTGGATTTGAATTTTTCCCACGCTATACCAAGTGGTTTCAGACTGGCTTGTAATTCTTTGATTTTTGCTTTTGTTTCTTCCTTTAATCTTCCTAGTTCATCTAAAGCAGCTTCCCTTGCTAATCTATGCTTCTCTCTCCAAAGTTCAACATAACGAGCAAGTTCTGGTTCTGACATATTACTCAAGGCTTTAATTTCCCCTGCAGCTTCTGGACCCATTTTGTAGAGTTCTTCTTTCATCTCTACAGGGATTCGCGCTGAAAGGTTTTTCATATTGTCCACCCAACGCTTATAAATGCCTACTTGTTCATCTAAGTTTTTCATTAAAGTCTCAGATTTAACAGGTTCTATTTTCATTTCTTTAAATAGATTTGTAGCATTGTAAATCGCCTCAGTGCGACTCTTTAATGCATCTTCATATACTTTGGTAATTTCGGCTTGTTGTTGTCTAATTTCTGCTGGATCTGGTCCATGTGCCGCCTTGGCCATTACGACTGTAAAGCCAGTTAATACAATACCTGTAGCTAATGCGACTTGTTGCATACGCATTAAACCAGTATTAATTAAACGGATACGGTCCATTAAATCTTTCATGCTAGCGTTAGGTCCTAATTGTCGTAAAGCAATATTTGCAGCTGAACCTTGACGCGCCATTCTTTCCAATCTGTCGCCAACTTGAAGAAAAGCCCTATCAATTCGCTGTATACGGCTAGTATCACCTAAAGCGTCCATCATTTTTTGTGATTGTGTTTTCATAGCGTTCATATGTTCTATTGACCGCATGAAACTAGGACGCATTCTCTCCATCGCTATAGCGGCTCTATTAGCAGCGTTAGCAGTATGGATACCCAATTGGTCTAACATACTTGTATAAGCTGTTCCACCTTGAGCAGCCGCGCGCATAGCCCTATCTACTTGTTGCATTTGTCGCTCAAGTTGTCGCATACCTTCATGATAAGATGCCATATCGCCAGCATCTCGTAATTGCTCTAAACGTTGTCTTGTTTGTACAACATGTTCGTTAAAACGTCTCATTTGTTGCTGCGCTTCTTCTGTAGAAACGCGCACTTTACCATCACGAGATAAGCCTAAAACAGCTAGTTGTGTTGTTCTTGTTGTATCACCTAATTCTTGAATAGCTCTTGCTGCAGCTTTACCGCTACTAGTTGCACTCATCATGCGTTCCAATGGTACTTGCGAACGAATTGCCGCATCCGCTAATTGATCCAGTGATTCCGTACCAACCATACCCATACGCTGAATTTCAAAACGTGTTCGAATTAAATCATCTCGAAATGGTCTTAGATGATCTGGTAAATTTTGAATCGGACGCGCTACACTTCGCGCCATACGCCTCATTTGATATTCCATCTGTCTCTCAGGACTAAACCGACTTAATCGGTTCTCCATGCGTCGCATTTCTTGATCTAAAATTTCAGAAGGACTAAAAGAGCGCATTCCGCGTTCAATCCCCTCCATAGGGTTGAAATCACGCATTCTTCGCTGTGTTCTTCTCCCAGTACCTTCTACAAAGTCAAAAAACCTTTCATACGTCCTTCTGGCTTGTCTATCATCTGCAGTAATGTCTATTGTAGAACGTCCTGCATTTCCCATGTATTTTCCTCCTTCCCTCAAAAATAAAGAAGCCTAAGCGTTCTGCTCAGGCTTCCACCATGTTCCTTGTTTGAACTGGCTATTTTGTTTTTCTTTTGGTGACTCTGTATTTGCAGCAATAGCATCTTCATAAGTAGGAGGAAGAATACTTTCAAAGTTTTTCCCTTCATTGAGTAATTGGTCCATAAATAACAATAGACTTTGGAATTGACCATATACATTCTCTTTATAATCGGTATACTGCTGTTTTAATGCATCATCAAACTTTCGCTTTGACCACTCAGGAGTATGCTCTAATACATACTCCTCGGTATAAGAATAGTGACGTGCAATAAAGCTTATAGAATCGATGAGTTGCTTTCCGATTCTGTTGATACCTTCTCTAAATTTGGCAGCGTCGTTTTCTCTGAAAAATTCTCTCCAACTGGAATATCTTCCATTTCCACTTTCGGGAACCATTGATCCAGAAGTGTTTTGAAGTCCGGCAGCTCTTTCTTGAACATTTTCTTCACTAGCTGACGGACTTGAGTAAAAGTTTTTCCAAGGTTTGTTTTATCTGCGTATTCAATTAAGATTTCTAATGTGTCGTTCGGATCTAGCCCCAGAGCTTCCTCATCAGAAACTTCAAGTAAAATTGATAAAATACGAATCAATTGTTCTTCCTTCAACGATTCTATGATAAGAGCAAAGCGCTCAAATCCTTCTAAAGTATCATCTAATAAAATTGCACGTGCCTGGTCATAAATGCGAATTCCATCGATTCCGATGAACTTTACAATACGAATAACTTTAAAGTTTGAAAGTCTAGGAAGCTGTAACTGCTTCCCGTTTATTAATGTAACTACCCCAATATGCTTATCTGTATCAATTGAATTTAAAATGTTTTCCATAGTATTCTTCCTCCTTAAATATCGCTAATTAGCGTACTTCTTCAATTTCGTAATAAACGTTTTCGTTTTCTGCAACATCCTCTACAGAAAATGCCTGTAAACCAAGTGGTAAAACACGTTTTGCTTTGCTGAATGTTTGTGTTTTCTCATCTCCGCTTACTTTGCATTTACGGAATACGGCCATATATAAACTGCCATCTTTCTTTTGGCTGATATTAGCTAACATAATTTCCGGAACGTTACCTACTGCACCATAACCAATACGTTTACTTCCCAAGGATTTTACAGGAAATACTTTCGTTCCTGTAGGTTTGGCTTGTTTTACTGGCTCTGCTAGGTAGATAGAGTTCCCAGAAACTTTATTGATTTTTAGAACTTCAGTACCGATTTTTAAATATCCACCTTCTTTAAAATCAGCACCAGGAGCAGCTGCAAATGTTACGATTGTAGCATTTATCGCTAATTCTCCACTTGAATCAACGCCTGTTCCTAGTTCTGGTGGCGTTTCAATGATTGGGCTACCAATTAAGGCTAGTTGTCGATTTTCCACTGTATTCTCAGCTAGTTGGGTGTTGATATTGTGCGTCCAATTTGTAATTTCTGTATCAATCGCACCTTTTACTTGGTCAACTTCAAAATCTTCCGTTTCAAATCCACGTGTAACTTCAATACCTTCTGTTGTTGCACCTAAGTCCTTCCAAGTAGATTTTAATTCAAATGTGGATGTGTCCATTACATCTGCAATCTTTGTTGGTGCAGCAGCAGCACCATAAGGCACCCATACTAAACGACCTGCCCCACCGATGATATTACTTGCATTAACCTTATATAAATTACTCATTATTCAGCCACCTCTCTAAATTTCCAAGAAGGAGCAGCAAGTAATAATTCTGCTTCCTCTTTTGTAATTGTTTGATTTTTACCATTACCGACTTCTAATAGTTGCCCTGGCATAATATCTAAGCCAGAACGCAATCTATAAAATAAAGCCCCGTTACCTTCAACGGGACCTTCACATAAAATCTTCTGTTTTGTTGTCCTTTTTTCAGCCACTACATTCACCTCTATGCTTCCAAGTGTTCTAAGCGCATATAGCACCAACCTTGGTATTTATTCGCTTCTGCGTCAAATGAAGGAGTAGGATTACCCTCTTTTTCACACCATTCAACCTGCAGTCCTGTAATGGACGCTGTATGACGTTCTAATATATTTACGGCATTGACCAATACATTCATAGCTTCAATATCGTCTTTTTCAGAACGTGAAGTGACTTGTAACCTTGTAAAACCTCTGCCACCTGCTACTTTTACACATATAGACGGATATTTAGCATTTAAGGGGAATGTATTCCCATAGCATGTAACACCGAATATTTTAAAGAAACGTACAATGTGAGGGATTGGATCTACATAATCAATCAAATCGAACCCCTCCTATTCTAGAATTAAGCGAACTTGCGTTTCAGCTACCTGCTGCATACGTGGTTCCGCTCTATCTAATGCTCTGGCCATAATGTTATATCTGTTCTCTAAATGAGACGCATAAGCAACATCAGAACCTAATTCTAACGTTGTTTTTGTCTCTTCCTCAGTCAATTCATGAATAACATCTGCTTCCGTAGCATTACGTTCCCCTTTACCACTTTTATCGGTATACGGGATGTTAGTTAAATAACCGATAGAGTTAATGTAAAGAGAAGTATCAATATGATTATCCTCTTGAGTTACTTCTTTTGCTTCATCGGCCCATACCATTCCAGCTGCTTCTACTGCTTTTTGGCGAGCTTCTTTCAACTTTCCTGGTATTTGTCTAGCGAATTGGCGTGCTTGTGGATCTAACTGAACCTTAATGTTAATTCCCATTTAATCACGCTCCTTTTTAAGCTCTACTTCATAATGATGTAATCTTATTCTGCTGTATTCACGAGATATTTTCTTAACTCCATATATACCAGGTAATAAGGAGTTATTTTCTTTATCGCGTATATCCTTTATCTGCAGAGTCTCTTCAATTTCTTGGGAAGCAGCTAAATACAGGATAGGTTGGATAATAGTATCAATACTGTTATCATTTTTGGTTACTCGTTTTTCTATTTGGTCAAAACGACAATGAATGTCTGGTATTTCATCTTGACCATATTCATCTCGGCCATAATCATCTTGCCCAATAACAACATTCTGCTTTATGAACGTGCATCGATGGACTAGTAAACTTTCGAATCTCATCAGCTCACCCTCGATGGTCCAGATACAGAAAAGAAATTAAATCCAGTGATTATATTCTGCGATCGTAATGAGTCCAGGATTAAATCTAATTCTTTAATACCTGTCCTGCTTGCACCGAATTTCATTTCATCTGCTGTATTCCCACCTAATGCATCGCGTAATGTATAAGAATAGTTACCTATTTTCTCACTGGAAGCCGTACTCAATTGCGCTTCTTTCGTTTCTGGGTGGTCTTGGTACCAAAGATACTCAACGAGCAATACAGTCGCAATAAGAAGGTCTGAGAGAGTCAGTTTATTCGTCTCATTTTCAAATGTACGTTTCACTTCTCTATGAATCCACGAAGCAGCACGGTCTATATATAACTGTATTTTTTCATCAGGAAGAAAAGAAACCTCCATAAAAGAGGTCCTTTCTTTCACATCTGCAGGAGAAGCATACATTTACTTCACCTCAACAATGAAACCATATTCAATTCGTTCTAATAAAGTTTTTGAAGGTGCTGCAGGTAGTTCCTTTTCTTGATTTCCAGCCAAAGTAAAAGACCCTTCCGCATAGCATTCTGCATATTGTGTGTTAGGGTCTTTCAATCGGTATTTAACTTGCTCTGGAATTTCTATTTCTGTTCGTAATTCTTGCTGTAATGCTTCTAATTGAGGAACCGTATAATTATCATCTAATTGTTTTGGATCCAAAGAAGGATTTTCTTCAACAATCTCTGCGATTAAATCTTTTTTAGCCATGTATAACACTCCTTATTAGCGAGCTTTATCAAGCGTTAGAATCATACGTGCATTTGGATCAAATGGAACAAAGTCAGAAGTAACAGTTGCATATGAGCCATCTACCTGCGTTTTAACACTTCGGTCGCTTTCAACAGAGAATGGTTTGTACTGATATTCAGCCAGTGCAAATCTTGTATCTACCAACATAATACGGCCATCTGGTACATCTTCTGAAATGAATGGTGTTGTATTTAATACATCTGGCATACTTCCATTCTTTAATTCGTTTAAGAAGATTAAATTACCATTTGCTTCTTTTTGAGTCGCCCATTGTTCTGCAGTCTTTAAGTTCATAACACTTCGGTTGTAAGTGAATCCGTATTTTTGATTCGCATATTGTGTAGCATACCAAATATCCGAGATTTTCCAATCATTCGCAGTTTTTACACCTAATGTTGGAGCAGCATCTGTTCCGTCTTTAAAGTAACCATTTAATAAACGATGAATTGCTAGTTTCTCATCAGTACGACCAATTTGCATACCACGTTTACGTAGATGTAAAGCGAGCATATCAAATTTCATTGATTTCGCCTCGTCAGTAATCTCAATTCCGTTACCGCGTTTATATACATAGATTGTGTGGTCTGTATCTAACTTAATTGCTACAACCGGAATTGGAGCACCTTGTCCAATGAAACTTAAATCCAGATCATCATCATCTTTATTATCTAGTGTGTAGTACTGGTATGACATTTGATCCATTGGAATTACTTGTCCTACTAATTCAGATGCACGACCTGCTGCAAGGTAGCCTTCACGGAATCCATCCTCTAATACAGCATTGAATAATGGTTTTGTATTATCGTTTTGGTATAATGCACGTACTTCTTGAGAACCTACATCATTTATTCCTAATGCACGAATAGCATCTTTTAACGTAATACCTTGTTCATTAAGGTAAGAACGGAAAGTAGCAGAACTATTTTTACTAATTAAATCTCCTGCCTGCCCTGCAATACGGCCATTTTTAGCGGATGCCTCTCTAATGGCACTTGTTAATTCCGAACCGTTTGCTAGTTCGATAACTTCACCACGACTATTTTTAATTTTATGTTTAAATTTAAGAGTCATTTTATTCCCTCCATTAAGGTAGAAGTACTTCTACTGTTTTTTTCGTGCTGTTAACTAAATAAACATATGATCCATTTGCTGCAGCTGCCTTTTTAACTCCACCATTACCATCAGCAGCAACTGAATCACCAATAGCAATTGCTCCACTATAAGGAAACTCTGCATTACGTGAATAACCATATACATGAACACCTAAAGGAGCATCCTTAGAAGTGACTGTATGTTTAGCGGTCATAACAATTGCATCATCTGCAACTGCTTTTTTAGCGTGATATGCCCCTGTAGTAGCGAATTTTAAAGGTGTACCTGCTTTAACAGGACTTTCTGCAGTAGCATCTTGTGCGAAAACTGTGAGTGATAAACCATAACTATCCGGTACAATACCGCCTACTTTGTTAAACATTATTTGTTACCTCCTTCAAATCGTTCTGAAACAATTACATCATCTTCTGGATCTGCTCCACCTAATGGGTCTCCACCAGCTTGACGACCACCAGTAAATCGTTCTTTAGCCATTGCTTCATAAGTCTCAACTTCTTCTTTAACGAAATCTAAATCTGCAGCGCGAACTAACATTTGACGATACTTTTCAGCGTCGAATTTGTCGCCTTGTGCTCTTGTACGAGCTTCAACTGCGTTATTAATCATATCTGCAGCATAAGTACGACCTTGCTCCGCTTCTTCTTTTAATTGTTTAACACCATCTACGGTGGCATTATCACCAAGCTCATTACGAATAGCAATATCATCTGGCTGACGGAAAGTGTCTCCCTCTTCACCAAGTAATTTATAAATTTCTCGTTTCTCGACTTTGTTTTCTCTAATAGCATCTGTAATTTGTTGTAATAGTCCCACACTACGTGCCCCCTTTGAATTTTTAGACATAAAAAATGAACGCTTATTGTCATCCAAGCGAACTTGGAACTGGCGTTCTAGTCTTTCGATATTTTGTTGTGAAAGTTGTCCTTGCTGCATATACTCGCGAGCTTTATCAATATAAGCTCCTGGTGTAGCTCCTTTATATACGGTGGATACTTCTCTTAAATGAGCATCTACAATCCATGAAAATGACATGCGACCATTTTCATCTTCTAAACCAGGAATATGAGGACATTCCCAGTCCCATAAATCACGGCCACATGAACCGCATCGGTATGACATTTTATCTCCACCAAATCCAACCGACATATCTCGAATAATGCCAGCTTTCATTGCTTTAATAGTGTCATCTGTATTCTCGCCATTTAACGTAAGTCCTCGCATAATATACCAGTGACCTCTAACGGCATTGAAACTATTTGCATCATCTGCAGCAGGGACAAGGGTACCATCATAACTACGACCATATGGGATTAAAGAAACATCATGGCCATTAAGTAATGAAACTCCACTTTTTAAATCCTCTGCATAGTTTCGTAAAGTAGTAGTTGGATCCATTCTTGTAAAATATGAATCTAATCTGTCATTGGAGCAGTTACCACTAAACGTAAATATGTCTTCCATAGTAACAGGCTCAATAGTATGCCTATTAATAAGTTCTAAATCAACATCTTGATTCTGTTCTAGACTTAAACGAACAGGTAGATGTAAAACCTGTGCTGCTTCACTCATAAATCATTCACCTCCCTTCTCTGTTAATCATAAAGATGAATAACAACAATGTAACTGGTTATCTCAATGAGAACACCTTCAACATTAATGTTTGCTGATTTTCTCGGGACAACTTGATGAACTATTGGTAATAATTCTTTTCGGTCTTTGATTTGTAGTTCTAAAACCTTTTTCAATTCATCTGTAAAATCATCGTCGCTACATTCCATAAATCCTGTTGAGCTTCCAACTAATCGCATGTCACTAATGACTGTACATCCCATCCAATTTGCCTCCTTCATTTTTCAGTACGCCATTATTCAACAATCTTAGAATAAACTTGCTCGTCGTTAATACTTCTCGCGTTCCATTTGGTGATAGTGTAGGTCTTGAATAAGGCCTATTTGCGAACTGTAGCTTTCCAATATTGTAATCACGTTCTTGACGAATCTCACGCAACAATTCATACCTATATTTTCTTTCCCTACGAATTTTTAAATATGAAATCATTTTTTTGATTATCATTTTAATTTATCCTCCTCACCCTGCAGAATGCGTTTATACCAACAACGGCAACAAATCAAATTGCTTGCAGTAGCGCCATGTGAATGATCACCGGGAAACATTAATTGTTCTGCACTCCCTTGGGCATTATTTACCTCAAAAGGTTTATCAAATGGTTGTATTTGCCCATCCGCATCATAATGACCAGGACGAGTTCTATCTGGTTGTCGAGCAGAACGCCATTCCTTACCAATTACCATTCCACTTTGTTCATCTGAATGAAACTGTCCTGAACGAGAAGCATTTATTACTTCTGTACGTGCAATGGTAGTTGCTCTTGTATGACTGAATTCAAAAGAATCTTGTAGTGCATCTGAAAACTTCTGTATTGTATAATCTCCCTCTGCTGCTACATCCCAAAGAGTCATAATAACCGATTCATCTGTTGTACCTTGTATAAGTTCTGCGCTACTATACGCACGATTTGCAAGCCATCGGAGTAGATTCTCATCTGTATAATCAAAATTGATTTCTGGATCTATCTCGAATAAGTTTTCTTCTCCTGCTACTATTCCAGCTTTTTCAGACCACTTATATGCTAATTCGTTCCATTCTTCTACTTCTTGAGTAGAATCACCAAGAATATGTTTACGAACCCAATCAATAAAAGCTTTAATCGGTTCTAAAATACGTTCTTCTTTTGGCATACGATGTATTTCTATCATCATACGAGTAGGAACTTCTGGCGCTTCTTCTAACTTATTAATATATCTTTCTAACTGCTTTTTTAATAAATCATGCATTTCATCACGAGCTTTTGTTGTGATCTTTGCAATCTCAGAAGACCAGGGTAAATCTATTTCTTTTACATACTCATCTTCCTCAGTATCAGCACGCATTTTACTTTCCTTTTTCATCTGCCTGCGCTTACTTCTTTCAACTGTAGGTGGAGCAGAGAGCATTTGCGGTTCTGCTACTGCATCATGGCCAACCATATGCTGCGCTGCTTCATTGTTATCAATCCATCCTGCCATAACTTGCGCTTGTTTGGTCATCGTTTCAATGTTTTCAGCATTTGCTTCTTTTTCGCGGTCATTTACACGAATAGAATTAAAAGTAAGCCTTGCCTTGGATTGTTTACCATGTACTTGCAGAGCGACATTATATGCACGTTCTAATAAACGTTTAATACCACGTTGCATGTTTTCTATACCTGCTACATAGATTTGCCACTGAATCGTACCATGTGTTTCCGTAGTACCCTCATTTCTACCTAATAAAATCGGCAATTGCTTCAATGCAGTGGTTACCCGTTGGTTAATTACATCAATAACTTTTGTAATGTCCATTGATTTTCCTTGTATACCACCTGTCATTTCCACCGTAACGCTATCAGTATGAAAGAAATCATCATCTGGTTCTAATTCGCTCATCATCTTTTGGACTTCATTTATATAATTTGAAACATATTGTTGTACTGCAGCAGCGTCACCTTGTATATGAGGTGGTATATTCTTCATAATTGCTTCTTCTACTACTGAAATATCAAAACGCGCATGCCCTTGATGGTGTACAACCTTCTGTAAGTCGCTTAATACTTGCACTTGGAAGAAGATGATTTGCAGTATAGGCAGTATAGGAGAACGTCCGTATGGATCATTTACATCTGGATCAAGTGGGAAATAGAATACTTGTTCTTGATTGAGTACTTTGTATTCTCCATTATCCTGCTTCTGTACCAGTTCTAGTTCCTTCTCCTCTTTATTGAATTGGAAGTCCAATGTAGAAGGATCTATTGCATGAAAATCAACTACGCCATCTATGCCTTCTGTTAATTCCACCTCTAAAGCAATTGCTCCTTGAGTAATGGCAGTAAGGAATAATACGCCTATCAATTGATCAGTACCGCCTCCATACATTTTTCCCACTCGCTTGGCAATATCATTAAGAATTTCTTGCGCTTGTTTATCGGGTTTACCAGTTGGTTTTAAACATTCCAATTCATGGCCACTATTACCCAATCGAATAAAGTTCCATATTGCCATACTTGCATCTGGGTCAATATCACGTATCATACGAAGACTTTCCATAATATCTTTTGTACGATATTCAGACCGTTTTATCGGTCCGTCATACCACATAAATTGACGTTCCCATTTATTCTGCGATTGTTTACCGCCTTGCAGTCCTTTAAAAGAAGAACGAACAGCTGCAGAAACATTTGCTCGTAATGTATCTTTTTTCTTTGATTTTCTAGAGAACCAATCTCGCACACCTATATGAATCACCCCCTCTTAATTCCTGCTATTACAGGAGAAACAACATAGTTCATCTCCTGCGGTATATTCCATCTGTTTAATGCTTGGGATGCACCATCAACCTGGTCATCATTTTTACCCGATGGGAACACAATAAATTCTTCAATGAAATCATGAATCCATGGAGCGATAGATGGATCCGGTAAATATACATTACCTGCTTCAAATTGCGGCGCAGCAGCTTGCGCCCTTGCAATTTTTCCACCCTCTGGATTTACACCTATAATGCCAGGTATCTCCCTTTGTAACGTTTGTATAACTGCAGAACCGTTTGCCTTATCTTCTATTAACTTCACACCTGCACGTGGCCATTTAGCTGTTAATGACCGTATTGCTCTTAATGTAGCAGGAAAGTCCATTCTGTCTCTTACTTGGTCTAATAAATACTTATCAGCACCTCGTTTGCCCCACACTTGCCCAACTACGAAATCACTAGCTGCTGTATCTTTAAAAGTACAATCCCAAGACTGCATTTGTTCACTTATATCAGATGGAATTACTGTATAAAACTTAACAAACCATGGTCGTTTAAAGATTGCACCTTCTCCTGGGCTTGGTCTTTGTTGAAACAATGAGGACCATGTACGAGTACCGACCTCAATTTTCTTATTTTTCGCCCATTCTATGTCATATCCAAGCTCTGGACATAAAGGTTCACCAATTTCACGACCTAATAAATCATCTTCATCTTCTGCAATAGCAGGTAAACGGAGCCTAATCCAATCGTGAGGGCTTCTCTCTAATAAACGACCAATAATATCATCTTCATGCCAACGCGTCATAATAACGATGACAGAAGCTCCTTTATGAAGACGTGTAGAAAGAGTGGATTCCCATTCATCCCAAACTTTTTCACGAATAGTAGGAGAGTTTGCCTCTTCTGCATTCTTAAAAGGGTCATCTATGATAAGTAAATCGGCACCTTGTCCAGTAATAGAACCACCAATACCAGTAGCAATCATTCCGCCTTTATGATCCTGTAGTGACCAGTCATTCTTTGCTGCATTGTCGTCTGATAATCTGTAGCCGAATAATTCTTCACCAAAGTTTTCTATCTTCTGTTTATTTAAACGACCGAACTTTCGGGCAAGATTGTCTGAATATGAAGCAGCAATTACACGTTTTTCTGGATTTTTACCAATAAAAAAAGACGGGAATGATTCCGTCGTAGTCATCGATTTACCATGCCGTGGTGGCATCTCAATCAGTACATATAATTGCTCACCATCTGCAATACGCTGTAGCGTGTCACATATTAATCTAGTATGTCTAAAGTGCCTGTAATTACCGAAATGAACGTATTCCACATACTCAGCGAATGAGCGACGAGCAAGCTCTCTCTTAATAGAATCAAGTGACGGTAGGTTTTTTAATGATGTTTTCAAGTTGTTTCAGCTCCTCTACCGTATACTGACTTAAATCTGTTGTATGTTCTACTGTTTGTTTCATTTCACCAGTATGATCAAATTCTTTACGGTCACGCCAAGTATCAGGTTTTCTATTCTTCAACCAAAAGATAATGGCAGTTGTATCAGGCGGCACTTGTTTTTTTATACGCTTCACTTCAACATCTTCAAACACATCTTCTGAAATTTCTTGTCGCATAACAATAACTTCTTCATATGTGTATCCAAGTGCCTTTTTTATAAGAGCATTTTCCACTTCACGATCTACTACTTCTTTACCTTTTGCTAACGCTCTTGTAATTAGTGGGTGTTTATTTTTCCAGTTACTAAGTGTGGCACGACTTACACCAATGTTCTTTGCAATTTGTTCATCTACAAGACCATCACGCGCCCAACCTTCTATTTTTAGCAACCCTTCTTTTGTCAGCCATGCTTGCACCTTACCTTTGGCCATAACCACCACCTCACGATAATATCTTAATTTATTTTTATCTAATCACCTTACCTGCTGGTAAAATTGGTTTGTTTTGTTTGTTTTGTTTGTTTTTTTCAAGTCTTTTTGTATATCTAATTATTTCATTGATTTTATTCATCATTTCTTCATTGTTAGGAAGTCTTGTTACTTGCGTTCCATCCCCTCTATCTTCTACAACAATTCTTTTTAACTCTTCCATCACTTCAACTCCCGTTTAAAAAAATAAAAAAGCAGCGGATTCGCTACTTTAATTCTTTCTTATTTGCTTCATGTTCCTTTATGTAACGGTACAAAGTTGCTCTTGATACATTATATATCTCGCAAATTTCTATCTTTGTTCTACCCATTTCTACAGCTTCCATCATACTCTCAATTTGCTGAACAGTATGTGCTTTTTTACGTCCACCTTGCTTACCTCTTTGCTTTGCAGCAGCTACACCACTAACTACACGTTCATTAATAATAGAACGTTCCATTTCAGCCACTGCCCCAAATATATGAAATAGAAATTGTCCCATTGTAGTAGATGTATCAATACCATCTTTAATAGATACAAAGTTAATGCCTTTTTCGTTAAATTCTTGTAATAAGTTAGCAAGTTGGTGCATAGTTCTACCTAATCGATCTAACTTATAAACAACTAATTTATCGCCTTTACGAAGTTTACCAAGAAGCAGCTGTAGTTCTTTCCTATTCTTCTTAGCGCCACTTTCTTTTTCTGTTACTATTTCCTCGCATCCGTAACGATTTAATTCGTCTAATTGCATATCTAAACTTTGCTTTTTTGTTGAAACTCTGGCATAACCGAATACCATGCACCATCACCCTTTATCTTTGATGGTTTAATTGTATCAATTTCCTGTCTCAAATTCAATTGTTTTCGATACATAGTTTTGAGACGTTTTACATATTGATTTTATAGGCTTTATGAATAAGAGATTGAATGTATCACAATCAAATGTTTTTGAGACATTATTTTTTATGTAATTGTATCCCTGCCAACGCAGTTTTAATAAATATTTTCTCTCCTTCACCAACTTGAGATAATAAGTTATTAATTACTTTTTCATCTGTATTAGCTAATAGGAAAATAGCAACATTTGCAATCCCTTTTACATAGGAAGATGCATCTTTACTCTCCCCATTCATTTCCATAGTAAAAGTAACGTTAGAATCCATAAAATCTCACCTCTGCTTTGTTAGGATTATTCTTTGAAGTGCTCTCCACACTTACAAATAGCAATTTCAAATTTACCATACGGTTTTGGAACAATACTTCCACATTGACCACAGTTGTTAATTTGATTCATTATGCTGCTTGTACTACCAACACTACTTTGAATCCAAGGTATATTAACTGCTGTTCCAATTTTAACAACTTCTGTAGCAATATTTTGTAATAATTCTCTCTGTTTTTCCATGTAAAGCGTTTTTCCGCTATTTGCTTGTAGTTCTTTTTCAACTACTTTAATTACATCAAATACCCAGTTTTCAATGCATATACCATTAACACGAATAAACTCCTGTATATCCATATCTAATCATTTCACCCCTTTTCGTCTTTCCATTGCTCTAAATTGTTCCATTTCTTTTCGCACTGATCTATCAATATCTAGATCTCGTTCCCGTTTGCTCCTCTTCTCTAACCAAGAACAGAATATTATTCCGGATAATGAACCTACACAACTTCCAATAAAGAAATCTAACCATCCCATTACAATCACCTCTCTTTTTAGGTGTCCAATTTGTCTAATTGCACAATACTTATATAACTGCACATCTGCTAATGTATTACATGGGTATATAAGGTTCACTTGTATGTTTAATATGTAATTTCTATACAACAAACAAAAAAGCCATCACCGAAGTGACAGCTCTAAAAGGGGGTAGGAGAAATTCACGTTCTAAACATAAGGGGATATGTTCATGTGAATCAAAGGTCAAGATCACTCTCAACCTTCTCTCAGTCACCGCATTTTCGTATTTCCGTATTTTAGCTACGCGCTTTACGTTCGGTGACTGAGAGAAGACTAAGAATCTTCTCGTTTATCCTCCGTGGAGTCGGTGATACAAACACCATTTTTATATTGTCGAATATAAAGGGAATCAATCTTTATAATCTATAAGACGGTTATTACCTTTTTCCACCGCCTTACTACAACCAATATAGGGGACGTATCGTGAAAAGGGGATTACACGACAGGATGTATATTGGCTGTAGTAAAGAGGTGACTAGTCTCTTTACACCCTGACTACACGCCCATGTAGTAAGAATCGCGAGAAATTACTATATGAACGATCATCAGGTAACGTATACAGCAGAATCAAGTTTTGGCAATTTTTAAGTACCAGAATAATTTTCATTCAATCATGAAAACCATCCCCATTCTTAGAAATCGACATACAGGACAAAAATGGATTTATTTATATCCATTTCCATAACATAAAAAGGTGAATAATTACATTATGGATGATAGATACAAATTAGAAACAGCGTGACGAATGCGAGCAACTTGCACCCGTCACGCTGGAATATGTCATTATTAATTTTAAACCTGTCATATATAGGGGGCATTTGTACCACAAATTTCGACATTTTTCGCAGGAAAATTAAAACATGCAGAAGAGACTTTCATTTATTCTTTTTCCAATCTTTTTATCCGCTCTTTCTAAATGATTTTGAACAGTAGTTTTTTTCACTTCTAAATAATTGGATATCTTTTCCATTGTTAGCCCGTGCCCTCTAGACATTACATATATTTCCTTTTCTCTATCTGTTAAAGTCGATAATGCATCTTCTAACTGTGTACGGTCCCATTCAGAGATAACACTTTCTTTTGCTGCTGTATCCCATTCATATACTGGCATTACAGTACTACGCACATATCTTTGCATTAATAATGGGTCACATGGCTTCTCGCGTTCATACGCCGCTCTACGTTCAATCCCTCTTGTCTTCCCTGGCTGTTTAGCAGTACGCATCCATTCCAGAGCATAATTAATATCACTAATCATTCCATTGATAATACTTATATCCTTTTCTGTTGCACCTACCTTAGATTTTTCTAATTCCTTTCTTGTATCTGTATACTGCTGCATTAAATTTTTCATCAGCCAGGTTCCTCCTCTTATATAAAAAGAGGACGCTGAATTATATATAGGAAGAATCACTTTCCTACACATAATCAACGCCCTCTGAATGTGGACTATTATTTTCATTAATTTTTATTTATCTTTTTAATACGGTATGTGAAATTTTAAATTAACCCTCTTTTTCTCAGCTGTTCTGCTACTCTTTTTCCGTCTGACATACCAAAGAATTTAGCTATAGATATATATGTCATTCCGTCTTCTCTCATAGCTGCAGCTTTCACACAAATCCTATCCCATTCCCCTTTTGTCTTTCTTATTCGTTTTTTGGCTTCTTCTTTGCCACCTAACAACACACCTAGTTCAATTATTTGTTTTCCTATGGTGCAATCAAAACGACAATGATCTAGTTGCTGATACCGGTACTCACAATTTTTACAATGTTGTTCCTGCAAGTTTAGAATTTTGATACGTACACCTTTAGCATTCATATCTTCACCCTCTATTATTTTAACTAATACTTTGCCATTCTAATTTATCGACATGTAATAAGTAATCAACTGGAACGCGGTTTGTTTGCTCTACTATATAAGCACGTTCCTCAAATGCTTTTCTTGGAATGGATTTACGGCCACCATCATATAGCATAGCTTCATAATATTCTGCTACTAATGAGATAGGAACGAAATAAATTACATGATCTGTTCTAAATTCTATTAAGAAGAAACATATCGCTCCATGTTCCGATGTATCTTTTAAATAATCAATTTGATGTCTACTTATTTTATCTAAGGGGAAATTTGTTGTTTCCTTTGTAGACTTCGCTTCAAAGTATACTGCTCTTCCCTTATATACACCGTCATAGTCCACTGTAGATTTACTGCTCCAAGCACTTTTGAGAATACTGCCTTTCTTATCCGTTTTTATAACTTTTATCGGGGTAGGACGTTTATTAAATACTCCTACATTTGCTGCCTTATACATACGACATGTATTGGTTAAAAGTAACTCAAATGCCATTCCTCTATTTGCGTAACCCATGCTGCTTCCTCTCTTTCTATTTAATAACTCCACGCTTTTTAAATATGTTTAGCCACGCTGCATCTACTCTATGTTTCTCGAATTGTTTAGCACGCCGCTTAATATATTTTTTGATTTTTTGTTTCTTACGTTTTGTCATTCTCCTAACCTCACTTTTCTGCAAAATGAAATTTTCATATTATTCTTCATCATCATCTAATTGAATCAACCTGAGGTAATTCATGCTGTTTTCACGCTTTTTATCATACGATGGTGTCAGCATATACCTAAGCCAATCTAAGCTTTTATTCGTCCCTTTACTGATTTCTAAAATGGTTCCATCTACCAAAAACTGTTCCCCTTTATATAGAGCATATATACGTTCATTCCAAGGAATTTTCATATCCATCCCCTTTTCTACCCAAATAGCGTTTTTATTCAATTATCGGTCTCACTTCTTCGTTTTCTTATAATCGACATGAAATATTGCATATTTCGACATTTTTCTACACAAACAGTCAAATATGGTGTATTATATAGTAGAAGAGTAAGGTAAGAGTTACTCT